TAAACAAAAGAAAGGATAACATATGAAACTAGAAAACGAAGATAAATTTGTGATTTCTTATTACGCAGAAAAACACAAAAAAACGATATTCAGAAAAGCAAAGTGGACAGACCTTTGCAAAGAGTGGGTATCAAAGCAAGGCAATAAATTATTAACTTATTTTGACCTTGACGCAAATGGATATAGAACTGCAAAAGGTAAATATACTATTATCGCAACGAAAGGAGATGAGCAATGAGTACACACAGTTGGCACAGTTGGTGCCACGGACCATATATTGACAATGTAAATAGATAACAGAAAGGAAATATAAAAATGATTGAACTAATTATATTAAGTGCTTTAGTTGGTTGGGTAATTTGTTCTCGGTCAATTAAAAAAGAAAAACAATTTAGTGAAAGGTATGAACAAGATGAACTATGGAGAAAGGAATACAGAAAATGAATAAGATAATTAATGATAAGATCGCATTACTTTGGAATCAAATTAGGAAAATTTGTAAAGGTAAAAGAGAAGAAAAGCCGGACTCTTATTGGTTTTCTTTTCTTGAAGAAGAACTTGGAAAGAGATTATATGCAATCGGTATCTTAAAAGAATTGAGAGGCAAACTATGAATGAGATAATTATTTTAAGTGTAATAATTGCAATAGTATATGTGGGGTTATTTTTATGAGTAATAATTATCAATGGTGTCACGGACCAGATTGCCATAAAAAACAAACGCAAGACAGAATAAGAGGCGTGAAAGGAAATAAAGTTTTGCGAACTAGAAAGATCGCCGCAACAAATTGGAACCAAAATAGTCCGTGGTCCGTTTTTTGTAGTCAGCGTTGCTATACTGATTTTATGAATAAATATTTTAGACAAATCATTGCAATCGCACCACGACCAGAACCACTTGAAACGCCTTGTGAGGTTCGAGAAAGAAAGGTTCAAGGTTCAAGTTATAATTGGCAAACTAATGAAAGAGAGCCGCATATTTATACAGAAAGGGAAATAATAGTTGACAGATAATCCCAGATAATATATAAATATATTAGGCACCTGGGGTATGTGCCTTGATAATAACTGCCCCATAAAAAATAAAAAAGAAAGGATAACAAATGAATATATTGGCAACAGACATAAGAGACCAAAAGAGAACGAACCCTTACTCAGGTCAATCTGAGATGTTGACGAGAGAAGAGGCAATTCTTTACGACAGCATTTTAATAGCAGAGAAAAATGAAGACTACTCAACAATGCGACAAGGTCTAAATAAATTTGCTAGACTAAACGCAGCGGCATATATGACGCTGTTAGATTAAACACATTATCCATTAGCGTGGCCCGTTGACTAACGGGCCCACCCTCCCTACACGATAGAGGTACCAAGCCAAACCCAAATTTGCTCGTAAACTAACGGGCCCACCCTCCCTAAACAGAAAAGGGATCCTAATAGTTTGGACTTTAGTACTAGATTTATACAGGGATATGGGCTAAAATCAGAATGAGGTACCATGCAATTTAATAACATTGATATTGATAAATTACCGCCAGACGCGAAGAAAGAATTTATGAAGTACGCCATTAAGTTGGCTGAAAAACAAAAGGGGTCCCAGATCAATTCTGATTTCTTAAGTTTTGTGAAGCACGTATGGCCTGAATTTGTAGAAGGGTCCCATCACAAAGTCATTGCTGAAAAATTTAATAAATTAGCAACCGGAGAAATAAATAGATTAATTATTAATATGCCACCACGACACACGAAGTCTGAATTTAGTTCTTATCTTCTGCCTGCGTGGATGATTGGTAGAAATCCAAAATTAAAAATTATTCAAACCACGCACACCGCTGAGTTGGCCGTGAGATTTGGTCGTAAGGCTAAGACCCTCATGGATGACAAAGCATACAAAGAAGTTTTTGAAACGCGGCTAAGAGAAGATTCACAAGCGGCAGGAAGATGGGAAACCGAGCAAGGCGGAGAATACTTCGCGGCCGGTGTTGGTGGTGCCATTACAGGACGAGGTGCGGACCTACTGATCATTGATGATCCACACTCTGAACAGGACGCGTTGAACGCGGCTTCGTTAGAGCGAGCTTATGAATGGTATACATCAGGACCCCGTCAGCGTTTACAACCTGGTGGAAAAATTGTTTGTGTTATGACGAGATGGAACATGAAGGACTTAACCGGTATGTTACTTAAATCTCAAAAAGAATTAAAATCTGATCAGTGGGACATCGTAGAGTTTCCAGCGATCCTACCAAGTGGTAAACCTGTTTGGCCAGAATATTGGAAGTTAGAAGAATTAGAATCGGTTAAAGCATCACTTAGTATTGGAAAGTGGAACGCGCAATGGATGCAAAACCCAACGGCCGAAGAAGGAAGTATATTGAAGCGTGAATGGTGGAAGGTTTGGGATCAAGACCATATACCGCCCCTACAACATGTCATACAATCTTATGATACAGCTTTTTTAAAAAAGGAAACGGCAGACTATTCAGCTATTACAACCTGGGGCGTATTCTATCCAGACAATGATTCACCTGCTAATTTAATATTATTAGATGCGGTAAAAGAAAGATTAGAGTTTCCTGAGTTAAAAAGAAAAGCTTTAGAACAATATAAATATTGGAATCCTGAAAGTGTTATCATTGAATCTAAAGCATCAGGACTACCTCTTACATATGAGTTGCGAAAAATGGGTATTCCTGTTATAAATTACAGTCCTAATAAAGGTAACGACAAGCATGCTAGAGTTAATGCTGTTGCGCCTATATTTGAATCAGGATTGATCTGGGCCCCAGATCAAAAGTTTGCAGAAGAGGTGATAGAAGAGTGCGCGGCATTTCCGTATGGAGATCATGACGACTTAGTCGATTCAACAACTCAAGCGGTAATGCGATTTAGACAAGGAGGATTTGTGTCTCATCCTGAAGATTATGAAGATGATCCAATTCCTCAAATTGAGAGAACTTATTACTAATGAGCAAAATTAGATATGGAATAGCAGCCCTAGACGCCATTCAAAAAAATTATGATATTTTTTTAGAAAGATTAATTAAAGGCTATCGTAGTATCAAAGGAAAAGAACCTGAAGGTTTAGACTTAACAATGATTAAGCGTGAAGCTTATCAGAAAGCAGAAGACTCAGCTAAAGTCGTTGATATGGGTGGTAGAACTTTAGACCCATCAAAAAAAATTATGGGTGGCACACAAGAATTTGAAGAAGGAATTGAAACATTAGCAAGCGATAGACCTTTTGGAGATAACATCAGAGATGCTTATAGCAAAGCAGGTCGTAGCAGAGAAGAAGCAAGTGAAATGATTAAAGCTATGGATAGTCCAGGAGCAAAAAAATCTTATCAAGTAATCGAAGAATCTCTTAGACAAAAATTTCCAGGATCAGATATAAAACTTTTTGGTGATGAAACTTTTGAAGAAATTTTACAAATAGAAAAAACAGGTAAACACCCAAGAATGAAAGCAACAGGTGGTAGAGTTGGTTATCAAGAAGGTGGTATTACTGATACATTAATCAATGCTGGAATATCTGCATTTTCTGGAATTCCTTTTCTTGGAAACTTTTTAAGTAATTTAAATCAAAATACATTTAATAATTTACCTATTGGTGATCAATTATTTATAACTGAACAAATGGCAGCACAAGGAACAGATGATCAATCAGGATTAAACAAAGATAAATATGGTTACAATATAAGATCAGCTTTTGGTAACTATGGAGACTTAGTTACAAGACGAGCTCAAATGGCTGCCGAGAGACAAAGAAAAGGTTTAGAACAAAGAGCTATTGATGATTATTACACAAAGCTTGATGCTGAAAGAAAAGCAGCAGAAGCAGAAGCTCAAAGAAGAGCTGCAACTTTAACTTCTCAAATGGCAGGATCAAATAGACAATCAGGTACTGGAGGATATCAATCTTCTTGGGGCGGTGTAGATAGTTTTATGAGTGGTTCAGGAACAGCTGCTGATATGGGTTCTTTTGCTAATGGTGGTAGAGTAAATTATCAAGCTGGCGGAGTTGCAACACCTGAACAATATGCAGCAGCATTAGCTAAAGTATGATATGGAACAGAATTAAATAAACAAAGAACATTAAGAAATTATCTTGATGACTATATTGCATCCCAAGGACAAAAATTTGTAAATGCAACAGTTATTCCTTTACAAGCTGCAAAAGGAGT